AGCATTAAAGTCAGAAGAAATTAAACTTGCTCAAGTAGATAGCGAAAAACGTATTTTAATGGGTGCGGTTTTAATTCCTGAAAAACCTATTTACAGAAAAAATAAAGAAGATGAATATTATATCTATTTCTCAAAAGATACCGTAAACAAAGCAAGTCAATTATTCTTTAAAAATGGTAATCAAAACAATTGGACTTTAGAACACAACAAAGAAATTAAAGGATTGACAGTTGTTGAAAGTTGGATTGTAGAAGATACGCAAAAAGATAAATCAGCAATTTACAATTTATCAGTTCCTGTTGGTTCGTGGATGGCTTCGGTAAAAGTTGAAGATGACAATATTTGGAATGACTACGTTAAAACAGGAAAAGTAAAAGGGTTTTCTTTAGAAGGTTACTTCGCTGACAAGTTAGAAGAAAAGAAACAATTATCTAAACAACCGAGTGTTATCGAACAAATAAAACAAATAATAAATAAATATGAAAACAAAAAGTAAAACAAGTCCGAAAGGTGGTAAGCGTGGTTGTCTATGTGATGACAATACTTATAGTAAAGAATGTTGCAATGGTGATTTGCAAAATCAAGGCATTGGTAAAACCACAGGAGTAGATAACGTAACCATTACAGAAAATAACGGAGTAAGAGTAATAACAAGAGTAAACGGATAAAAATACAACAACATTAAATAATTAGTGTTTTAATTTAAAATAATATTAATATGTCAAACGTACTAACAGAAATCAAAAGGCTTTTAGGGATGGAAATCCAATTAGAGCAAATGACTTTAGACAATGGGACTGTTATCGAAGCGGAAATGTTCGAAGCAGGTCAACCAGTGTTTATTGTTAATGGTGAAGATAGAGTTGCCTTGCCAGTTGGCGAGTATATTCTTGATAACGAAATGATTTTAGTTGTTGCAGTTGAGGGGGAAATTGCTGAAATCAAAGAAGCTGCACCTGCTGAAGAGGAAACTCCTGAAGTAGAAGTAGAAGTTGAACAAGCTGCTGAACCTACTGCACCTAAAAAAGTAATCGAATCAACTGTTAAAGAGTCGCATTTTTCAAAAGAAGATGTTGATGCTTTAAAGTCTGAAATCGAAGCATTGAAAACAGAATTAGCGTCTATGAAAGAAGTTAAAGAAGTAGAATTATCTGCACAACCTTTAACGCATAATCCTGATGCAAGACCAAACGTTGAAAAAATCTTATACTCACAAAATAGAGTATTGACAACTTTCGACAAAGTAATGAGTAAAATTGCTAACTAAATAAATTAATAAAAAAAAATGGCTACTACAACAAGTATCACAACAACTTATGCAGGTGAGTTTTCAAAGAAATACATATCTGCTGCATTATTATCAGCACCTACTATCGACAATGGTGGGATTGAAGTAATGCCAAACGTAAAGTACAAATCAGTTATCCAACGTTTAGCAACGGATGGAATCGTTAAAAACGCTACTTGTGCTTTCGACCCAACTTCTACAATTACTTTAACCGAAAGAGTTATTACTCCTGAGGAATTTCAAGTAAATTTAGAATTATGTAAAAAAGACCTTGCAAGTACATGGCAAAGTATTGAAATGGGAATGTCTGCTTTTTCAGATTTACCAAAATCATTTGCTGATTATTTAATCGGACACGTTTCAGCTAAAGTTGCTGAATCAATGGAGATTTCAATTTGGAGAGGTGCTAACGCTACTGCAGGTCAATTTGATGGATTTGTGCCTTTAGCTACTGCTGATGCAACTGTAGTTGATGTAGTAGGTACAACTGTTACTGCTTCAAACGTTATTGCTGAATTAGGAAAAGTAGTAGATGCTATTCCTGCTGCACTTTACGGAAAAGAAGATTTATACATCTACGTTTCTCAAAATGTTGCAAGAGCTTATGTTCGTGCTTTAGGCGGATTCGGAGCTTCAGGTTTAGGAGCAAACGGAACAAACGCACAAGGAACACAATGGTTCAACAATGGTTCATTATCTTTTGACGGAGTTAAATTATTCGTTGCAAACGGATTAGCTAATAACTATATGATGGCTGCTCAAAAATCAAACTTATACTTTGGTACAGGTTTACTAAATGATATGAATGAGGTAAGATTAATTGACCAAGCAGAAGTTACAGGAGCGCAAACTGTAAATGTAATTATGAGATTTACAGCAGGTGTTCAATATGGTATCGGTTCAGAAATCGTATTATATACTCCAGCATAATTAATTTAATAACTAATAAAAAAGGTGGTGCAATAAACACCGCCTTTTTTTATAAAACAAATATATACTATGGCTTGTGATTTAACATACGGCAGAAAAGAAGTTTGTAAAGATTCAGTAGGTGGCTTAAAAGCGGTTTATTTCGTAAATTATGGCGATGCTACTGGATATACATACGACGTAACAAATACAGATGTAATTGATGCGGTTGCAGGTACTCCATCTGCATACAAATACGAGTTAAAAGGTGCTTCAACCTTTACTCAAAACGTGAATAGTTCACGTGAAAATGGAACTACTTTTTGGGAACAAGTTTTAGAATTGACTTTCAAAAAATTAACTGTTAAAGACCATAAAGAATTAAAACTTATGGCTTATGGAAGACCGCAAGTTATCGTAGAAGATAACAATGGTAATTTCTTTTATGCAGGTTTAGAACACGGTTGCGATGTAACGGGTGGTACTATTGTAACGGGTGGTGCAATGGGCGATTTAAGTGGATATACTTTAACTTTAACAGGTCAAGAAAAAGCACCTGCTAACTTTATAGGAGATACTTTAACTGCTGCAGGTTTCACAATTGTATCAGGTACTTAATTTTTGAACACTAATATTTTTAAAAGCCACTTCTTATCGGAGTGGCTTTTTTTGTTTAAAAACAATTTTACAAGAATTGTGTTTTAATATAAATAACTATTATGATTATTTTAAGAGAGCAAGAAACCGCACAAACATTAAACGCTATAATATATGGTAGCAATGCCGATACTATTGTTTTAAGAGATGAAGAAACAAATATTGAAACTGAAATTGAATGCGTATTTTCTATTTATAAATACTACGCAATTACTTCGGTTATTTTACCTATAAAAGAAAACAAATATTATACTTTAACTATTAAAGATTCAACAAGGAATGATAATGTAGTTTATAGAGATAAAATTTTTTGTACAAATCAAAATTTACAAAGGTATAGCATAAACAAAGATGCTTACGTTGAACATAGAACAACAAACGAATATAAAATATTTGAATAATTATGTATGTATTAAATTTAAGTGCTTATACAAGTCCGCAAATTAATGAAAGTAAAAAAGGTGATTTTGTGGAATATGGAGCAGATAATAACTACTTTCAATTTTTAATTGATAGATATTTATATAGCACAACAAATAACGCTATTATTACTGGTTGTAGTAATATGATTTACGGAAAAGGTATTAGTGCTTTAGACGCTAATAAAAAGCCTGATGAGTACGCTAAAATGATTTCTATTATAAAGCCAAACGCATTAAAGAAAGTGGCTTTAGAACGTAAACTTTTAGGAATGGCTGCTATGCAAGTTGTTTATGAAAAAGGCGAAGTAAAATTTATTGAACATTTTCCAATGCATACTTTACGTGCTGAAAAATGCAACGATAAAGGAGAAATAGAAGCTTGGTATTATCACCCTGATTGGGCAAATAAAAAACCAAGCGATGAATTAAAAAGAATTCCTGCTTTTGGTTTTGGTAATAAAAAAGAAGTTGAACTTTATATCATAAGACCATATATAAGCGGTTACCATTATTATACACCGATTGATTATTCGGGTGCTTTACCTTATGCAAAGTTAGAAGAAGAAATTTCTGATTACTTAATTAACGATGTAATGAATGGTTTTAGTGGTACTAAAGTTGTAAACTTTAATAATAATATACCGCCTGAAGAAAAAAGAGAAGAAATATCTGCCGATGTAAAAAGAAAATTAACAGGTGCTAAAGGGCAAAAGGTAATTGTATCGTTTAATAGTAGCAAAGAAAATGCAACAGAAGTTATTGATATTCCATTAAATGATGCACCGCAACATTATGAGTATTTAGCAAAAGAATGTTTTGAAAAATTAGTTGTAGGGCATAGAGTTACTTCACCAATGCTTTTAGGAGTTCGTGATACAGGCGGTGGATTTTCAAACAATGCAGATGAAATTAAAACTGCAACTTTATTATATGATAATTTAGTAATCAAACCTTATCAAATTGAAATTATTGAAGCTTTAGATACTGTTTTAGCGGTTAACAATATCAAATTAAAATTATACTTTAAAACGATACAACCTTTAGAGTTTACAGATTTAGAAAATGCACAAACAGCGGAGCAAGTAGCGGAAGAAACAGGAGTTACTTTGTCGGCACACACACACCCTGATTTAGCAGATGCATTAATTGACAAAGGCGAAGTTTTAAGTGATGAATGGCACTTAATAGATGAAAACGAAGTTGATTATGAACTTGAAGATGAATTAGATTCTGAAATTGAAAAGCTAAATAAGAAAAAAGAACAAAGTTTATTTTCTAAAATAGTAAATTTAGTAAGTACAGGAACTGCAAAACCGAGAACAAAATCAGAAGATGACAAAGAAATTGACGGAGTTAACTTTATTACTCGATATGTTTATAGTGGCGATACAAAAGGCGAAAGAGATTTTTGTAATAAAATGATAAGTGCTGAAAAAGTATATAGAAAAGAAGATATTTTAGCAATGGATGACTTATCAGTTAACGCTGGATTCGGTAAAAATGGTGCTGATACTTATTCTATATGGTTATACAAAGGCGGGGCAAGATGCAATCATAAATGGCTTCGTAGAACTTATGCAAGTTTTGACACTAAAATAGACCCTACAAATCCAAACGCAAAACCTTTATCTATTGCAAAAGCTGAAAAGTATGGTTATCGTTTAAGAAATCCAAAAGAGGTTGCAATGAAACCTAAAGATATGCCATACAAAGGTTATACTAAAGAGTATTGGGAAAAAAAAGGATTTAAAAACTAATTAAGCTATGGCATACGCATTATTAATAAGCACAGAGGATGTAAAGAAATTTACTATTACAAATGGTAATTTAGATGCTGACGATTTTATCGAATACATAAAAATTAGTCAAGATATAACTATACAAAACTATTTAGGTACTAAACTTTACGAAAAGTTACAAGAATTGATTTTAAACGACGAAATAAATAACAATGAGTATTTAGCTTATAAAACTTTATTAACGACTTATATCAAACCTATGCTTATTCATTGGGCTATGGTTTATTATTTGCCTTTCGCAGCATATACTTTAAGTAATAAAGGTTTGTTTAAGCATACTTCTGAAAACTCTACAAACGTAGAAAAAGCCGAAGTAGATTTTTTAGTTGAAAAAGAAAGGGATATTGCAGAAAGTTATACTCAAAGATTTATAGATTTTATGTGTTTTAATCAAAATACGTATCCTGAATATAATTCAAATTCAAACGATGACGTTAACCCAGATACAAATAATTTTTATGGTGGCTGGCAGATATAATAAACCAAAAGTTGAAAATTTTAAAAAGCTAAATTTATATTTGGCCAAAGTTGAACAATTAAAAAAGATACAAAATGAGCGATTGGGGACAAGGAGCGAAAAATAATAATATAGGTTGGGGGCAAGGAGCAGTTAATAATAATATTAGTTGGGGTTCTGTTCACGCTAATAGTTGGGCAGGTGATACTAATATAGTTGGTTTTGCTTATGATGCAGATTATCAAGCTGTATTAGATAGAGCTGTTGCACTTGGTTATACTTTACCAAATGATGCACAACAAATTGTACAAAATCAGTTAGTTTTAGATTTAAAAGCAGGCGGTGTTTGGTCTGAACTTGATGTTTTTTATGTTTTTGCAACTGGTACAGGTGCTACAAATACATTTGCTTCATTGAATTGGAAAGCTCCCACATCATATCAAGCTACATTAAACAATCCATTAGCTTTTGCCACAAACAATGGATTGACAGCTTCAAGCACAGGGAACGTTTCAACCAACTTTATTCCTTCAACTAATGGGGTAAAATATATATTAAATAATGCGAGTAGGTTTGCTTGGGTACACACTGCTGGTACAGGAACTATCGATGGTGTGGGTGGTAGTGCAGCGAATAGATTTACTTTTGATGGAACTATACCGCAAAATATCAACAACGGAACAACAAGTAATGCTATTGGTGCTTTATCAGGAACAGGTTTGAAATCAATTAACAGACCAGCTAATAACCAAATAAGAGTCTTTCAAAATACAAATTTAAGTGTAAGTGGAACTAGTAATAGTTCAGCATTAACTACAACACCTCAATTAGTTTTTAGGTCATTAGGAGCTTACGCAACTCATACAATTTCTGTTTATGGTATGGGTGCTTCTTTAGTTACAGCAGGAGGAAATGCAACTTTGAACACAAATTTATACAATGCAATTAATACTTATATGACAAATTTAGTTTAATATGATAGTTTTACATCCAAATATAGAACAATACAATGCTTTAAATGGGTATACAAATGGCGTTTGCCGATTAGAGTTTGTAAAAGATGGAGCAAATAAATGGTATATCGGTCTTGATGCACTTACATACGAACCATTTCAGCCAATCCATAACCAATTAAATGAGTTAGAAAGGATTGAATATACACCTTGTATAGATGAGTAGAAAAGAAAAAATAGACTTATTCCTATCAAAATGGGTAAGTAGAAAATTGACTGTTTTCGTGGTGGCTTCTGTTGGTTTATTTAGCGGAGTTATTACGTCAACGGATTGGGTAATTATTGGAACTTCTTACATAACTATTGAAGGGGTTACTACTATTGTTGAACGCTTAATGAAAACAAAAAATGTCAATTAACGATTTAAGATTATACTCATTGAATACACTTACAATGGCAATTAGCTTTTCAAATGTAGAGGCTACTTTAAAAATATTATTATTATGTGTTTCTATTGTTTACACAATAATGAAAACTATTGAATTAATTAAAAATAAAAAAGATGGCAAAGATAACAAAGAACTTTAGTTTAGAAGAATTTAAGTGTAAAGATGGTTCAGATATTCCAAATACTGCACTTTTAAATATTGTTGAACTTGCACGCAATTTAGAAGTATTAAGAACTGCAATAAATAAACCTATTACAATTACAAGCGGTTATAGAAGTCCTAAATACAATGCTAAATTACCTGGAGCTGTTAAAGATAGCCAACATTTAAGAGGTACAGCTGCTGATATTAAAGTAGCAGGAATGACACCTAAAGAAGTGGCTTTAGTTATTGAAGGACTTATTGAAAGTGGTAAAATGAAAGAGGGCGGTGTAGGTGTTTACCCTACGTTTACGCATTACGACCATAGAGGAAGAAAAGCACGTTGGTAACGGCGATTATCGCCGTAAATGATTGTAATTATAAACAAAAAAAACCGCTACGTTAATAGCGGTTAATTTTGCCAGATTTCGAGTTGACCAACTTTTGTGTTGTTGTGTGATGCAAATATATAAAAAAATATGATAGTACAAAAAAAAGCTCATAATTTTCATCGATACACTTTTGAGAATAATTCACGAAAAGCTACGTTTGAATTTCTACTTACTTCTGATTGGCACTTTGATAATCCAAAAGCAAATAGAGAATTATTGTTTCAACATCTTGAAGAAGCAAAACAACGCAACGCAAAGATTATAATTAATGGTGATATGCTTTGTTTAATGCAGGGCAAATACGACCCACGAAAAGCAAAAAATGCAATACGACCAGAGCATAACGGAAATGATTATTTAGATTTGGTAATTAATGATACAGCTCAAAAAATGCTACCTTATGCCGAAAATATTTTGCAAATTAATACAGGAAATCACGAGAGTAGCGTTTCTGAACGTGCGGAAACTAATATTTTAATGCGATTAGTTGAGAGAATAAACGCATTTGCAAAGACTGATATTCAATTAGGGGCGTATATGGGTTATATTAATCTTAATTTTAAAAGAGGTAACGGACATTATCCTTGCAATATAGCTTACGACCACGGACATTGGGGTGGGGTAATTACAAAAGGAGCTTTAGCAGTTAGCAGACACGCTTCTATTTTTCCAAATGCAGACGTTATAATGTCAGGACATACTCACGATGGATGGATAATGACACACAACAGATATATAATGAACCAACATAAGGGAATAATAGAAGTTAAAAAGCAATGGCACGTTAAAACAGGCACATATAAAGAAGAGTTTGATAGCGGTCAAGGTTGGGCAGTTGAAAAAATAGGAATGCCGAAACATTTGGGTAGTTGTTGGATGAAGGTATATATGACAAATGATGGATTAGAATATGAATTTACATTGACAAGATAAATTATGAAAATACAAATAGAGGCACACAAAAAAAAGCATACTTTTGAATGTGATTATGATGACTTAACAACAGAAGAAATAATAGAAATAATTACTAACTTACTTATTAGTGCGGGTTATGATTATCAAAATATTAAAGATGAATTACAATGAGTGATATAACAAAATGTAGCGGTTTTAATTGCCCATTAAAAGACAATTGCAAAAGGTATAAGGCAATAGATGGAATGTGGCAAAGTTATTTTACAGAACCGCCTTATAAAGATGGCAAATGTGATATGTTTTGGGGTTCAGAAAGTGAAAGTATTTTAAATCAATTAAAGAAAATTACTTTAGGTTGTTTAGCTTTACTTTTTGTTTCTTGCGGAACTATAAAAAAGTCAAGTTCAGTTATCGAGGAAAACACAACAACTGAAACTGATATAACAAAGTTTAGTAATAGCTTTACTTTAGAGCCTGTAAATCTTGACAAACCGATACTTTTAGGAAAAGATACAATTTATAATACACGTGTTATTTATAACAATTCTAAAGAAGTAATCAAAGAAAAGCAAAACGTCGATTTTAAAGAAGAAAAAAAAGAAAAGCAAGTTGACTATTCGGAAACTATTAAAATAGTCGCAAATCGTTTTATTTGGCTTATAGGGATACTATTTGTGCTAATGTTTGTACTGAACTGGATAAAAAATAAAACCACTCTATTTTGAGTGGTTTTTTTGTTAGAAATTTGTAGGAGTGAAATAATATTATTGTGGATAATGAATAAAATATTCTGTTAAACAATCAAATTGTAATTTTTCTTTTTGTTCCTCATTTGGATTTCTTAATGATTTTTTTAAAAATGGAGCAATCCCGCTTTCATAAACTCCAACCAAATAAATACCATCTTCAAAATCATCTATAATAAAATGCATTTTTAAAGGTAGCTTGTTTTTTAATTCTTTAATTTGTTCTTTCATATTTATTTATTTAAGTTTTTTTTAAAACCACCTTGTTATAGGTGGTTTTTAATTATATGTAATCTTCTTTTTTTATCATAAATTACATTTTCTTTATCTATTATTTTAACCTCGCTAATTAATATTTTACAAGGCTCGTCTAAATACCAAATGTAATCGGGGTCAGTTTCTGAAATCATACCAACTTCACAATATTGAGGGTTAATTCCTGGTGGTTGAAAGTATATTGTATTCATATTTATTTAATTTAAAAAGGACATTTACTTACTTCCTTTGGTTTTACTATTTCGTGTTTATCACGTTCTAATTTTTCTTGAATTGATAATCTTATGAAGTTCCCAACATCAACATTTAAAGTTTTCATTTTTTGTAACGTTTTGTGTTGCGTTTCTGTTATGCGAATTACCTTTGTTTTTGTATATTTTTGCATAATTGTAATACATTTATATCGGTTAGCCAATAGTTATGCGAGATTGCGAAGACGCAGTTCACACGACCTTTTGACTTCTGCAAAATCATCCATTCTCCACCATTGATAAGTCTTTTCTATTCTGTGGAATACTCGACCTAAAGTATCTCTTACACTCATAACACAAATATATTTTTCATTTGGTTTTTGGTTCTCTTTTACCCATTCATCAAATTTTTGACGATAAGCAGAAAGTACAGCAACCTCGCATAACACGGGTTTTGTGCCATTGGCGGTTTCGTTTTTCAATTCATCTTTTGTACTCATATCAAGTTTTGTTTTTCAATTTAACATTTATATTTTAAGTCGCCAACTGACACAAAGCCCGAAAACGTTAACCGCTATTTAAACTCAACTTTGTGTATAATTGAATCTTTGTAAGTTATCGGAAATTTTAACCTTGCTAAAGTATGGTAAGGAAAACCAAACTCTAAACATAGCTTTTTAAAATTACCTCTAACTATTGGCGGTTCGTTTTGTTGCAGAAGTACTATTGTGTTTTTTCGTTGCATAATTATTTATTCATTTCTATTGCGGTAAGTCAGGGTTCAGTACTTCTAATTCCCCACCTTCGTATAGCGTCAGCCGTTAGCAAACATTGTTACTATCCGTTTACATAATATCGTCTAAATCCATTGGAGTATTAGATAATCCCAATTGTTCACGATATTTTTTGTTTAAATTCTCAAGTACTCTATTTCTATTTTTCACTGCTTCATAATCTTTTCTAAAAAAATTCATGCCAAATTCTACTCCTTTTAAAATAAAATTTGCCATCCTTCTTGTTTCTGCCATACTGAAATAAAATTTTAATTCTTCTTCAATAAATATCTTCGCTAATTTTTCTTCACTTGGTTTCATAATTATTTTTTATTTTAAATTCCCACAACGATTTGCTAACATCGGTTATACGCTATTGTGGTATTTGTTATTAATTTATACTTTGTTTTGTGTCTGTAAAATCAGTATTAGACTGAATGGTTCGGCATTTCTTGACCACAACAGACGTATAGCCGAGAACCGTTAGCAAACAGTTTGTTTGTATTGTCCGCAATTCAAACAACCGTATGTGCTACATCTGTGTACCTCACATTCAATAAATTTTCTGTTAAGCAAACAAACCGATTTGCTAACATCAGGTATATGCAATTTTTGCTTTCTACCTGTAAATAATTCTTCTAATTTTCTAAGTGTTATCATTTTATTTAATTTTAGTTTAAAACTGCATATACCTGAGTGCCGTTAAACCAACTCCCAGGCCTTAACTTCTATTTGTTTAAAGTCTTTATCTAACTTTAATTGTAGATCTAAACATGCTTCTATAATTACTTTATTTTTTATAGGTATTTCAGTTCTAAAATAATACTCTATTGTAGTTGGTTTAACGTGCAACTTTCTTGCCATATTATCTACAAATGATTTTCGGTCGATTAGTTGTTGTAGTTTGTGTATCATAGTTTATTTATTTCTTCTTTTACTTCTTGCCAATATTCGCATCTTTTAATGTCTGTTGGATAATTTTCTTTTATTAATTCATCAATTAATATTAATGCACATTGTTTGGCTGGTGCATTTTCAGAAAAATACATTGATAATTTATCTAATAATTCTTCCGCTTTTTCTTTTGCTTCCATAATTTCAAGTTATACGTTTAAATTAATTTTTTATTTTAATGTTATAGGTTTAAATTTTTACAAAAATACAAACTATTTTAATACAAATAACATACAAACGTTATTTATAATGAATATAAATTAACTTCATTATGTTGTTTATCTAAAAAAAGATATTATATTTGTACTCAGATAACAACAAATAAAAATACAAATTATGAGAACAGCAAAAGATTTAAAAGTAGGAGATTCATTTAAAAAACAAGGTTTTAAATTTACAATAGCTACTTTAGAGGCAGATAAACAAAAAAACGGAATAGAATGTGTTAATATTACTTGTTATACAAATGATTCTAAAATAGCAGACAGCCATTTTAATTTTAAATTAACTACTAAAGTGTAGTTAATTAATCTCAAAAATCCCACAGTATTCGTACAGGGTTGACAAGCTGGAAAGACAGCTATTTTTTTTAACTTTAAATAACAAATTATGAAAACAATTATCTTTTTATCAGTTGCAACTATCGGAATGAGTACCGATAATTTTTTAGTAATGACAGGCGCATTAATTATATGCGGAATATTAATCTTTAAAACTAAAAAATAATGAAAACACTTTGGGAACGATTATCAGAAAAGCAACAATTAGTATTGCTTAAACAACAAACTACTTATCCATCTTTGTATGGTAGTATTATTACTGATTTAAAAAACACTAATGGATGGCATACATTAAGCGTAGATACTGCAAATCATTTAATTAATGATTTAACAAAAAATAGAACAGATTTTATAACAGATTTATATAACATATTTGATAATGAATAAGTACATAGTATATTACTGGCGGTTTAAAAATGACGATTGTGTCGATTGCGAAAAGATAATCGAAGCATTGAATTTCGACGCAGCATATAACCATTTTAGAAGTAACAACCCATTTGTAAAAATTAGAGAAATAAAAGAATTATGAAATTAGTAATAGAAGTAATTAACGGCAAATGGCACGTTAACGGGAAACTTTTAAGCGAGTTAAATCCAAACGAAAAAAATGCTTTGGATCAATTTATAAAATCTTACGAATAATGGAAACTAAAAAATATATCTGTTTAGAAAACTACATAAATTATGATGGCGAAATATGTTTTAAAGAAGGCGATATTTATACTTTTACAAAAAATGGCGATTGGTATAGAACTCAAATGAATAATCAAGGTTACGCACATAAAATAGAAGAAAGCGATATAAATTTATATTTTCATGAATATAAAAGAGAAAAAACAGACAAAGTAGTAGATGACGTAATAAACCAATTTAAAGTACGTTCTCAACGTGGAATTGAAAAATACGGAACTACACTACAAGAAAATAATACAGATGATTTTCTGCAACATTTTAAAGAGGAATTAATGGACGCAATTTTATATATTCAAAAATTACAAAGTCAAAGAAATGATAACTAAAGATTTACAACTTAAAACTATTGCGGTTTGCTCCGATTTACTTTTAGAAGCTATTGACGATGGCAGACCGCTTAACGAAAATGGTATACTTTTAAAAGAACTACTTGAAAAGCAATTAGAGGCTATTTACAGCCACGAAGTAGTAAGAAACAACGAAGCATACCAAGAAACAAAAAACAGGGTTTTATACAACATTAACGCACATTTTAAAATATGAAAATGACCTTATTAAGAATTTCTAACGAATTAGGAGTTGACAGAGTAACGCTAAAAGAAATAGCAAAAGCGTACAAATTAGAATATATTGAAAGGGATGGAATGAAATTTTACAATGCTTTTGACCTTCAAAGATTAGTAAAAAACACAACAGTTACAATTTATAGACCTGTTTACATTACAGAAACATACCACATTTATGAATCAAAGATGAATTATGAAACTGAATGAAATTATAAAAGAACTCCAGCAAAAAAGCGGAATGAATCAAAGGGATTTTGCTAAACATTACGGCATAAGTAACTCAACTTTAAACCACGTTATCACAAATGAGCAAAGATGCGGTATTGACTTTTTTGAAAAGGTATTAACTAAAATGGAATTAGATTATCATGTCGAAATTAAGCAAGCGTAAAAGTCCAGTATTAGTAGGAAAGCGAATACCAACAGCCTACGAAATTCAAAAAGAAACTACTTTAAAAGCTAAAGAAGTTTTAGAGAAAACAAAAGAAATGGATCATATAAAAAATAAACCGGTAAAGTATGACATTAAGAGATAAGTTAAATGATACAATAATTACAAATATTTTTATTACAGAATCTGAAAATAGAATGTATTATGAGTTTAATCATTTAGAATTAGCAATAGAATGTGAAAAAATAGCAGATGATTACGCTATTGAAATTTTAGAACGTTATCACAATAGCCTTTTTATTATTCCGTTAAAAGAAGGCGAGGCAAAAGAAATATTAAAACATATAAAAAATGAAAACACCCGAACAACGCTTTGAACAAATAAAACGAATTATGCGTAAACTCGAAAAAAGAGGACAGAATAACGAAAAAATTAATAGTGAATATAAAAAACTTTTGAAAAATAGTATTAATTAACGAAATAATGTTATATTTGCATAACTTTAAAAATCAAAATTATGGGAGCAAACTCAAACCTATTCCTGATGTTACAGGAGCAAAGCGTAGAAACTAACAATTTCTTACCAACTAAAAAAGAAATTCAACTTTCTGCAAAATCATTTGTTAGCAATCTTTTAGATGCTGGAGCAACTGATAAAATGGAACTTTATGCACAAGCTGTAAGAATTAACGAGGCGTTACAAATCGTAACAGATGAGTTAAAAAATTCAATTCCGCAAGAAAACTTTGAAGCATTCGGAATCAAAGGAACTTACCGAAGTGGCGGAGAGTCTTTAAACTACAAAGAGGATTACGTTTATGCTGAATTAGAGCAAAAACTAAAAGAACGTGCTGAACTTATTAAAGTAGCCACAAAGTCAAAAGACACTATTTACGATAGTGAAGGAGTTGAAGTAACGAAAGTAAGCAGCACACAAAGAAAGTCAAGTTTGGCTATTAGTTTTTAGTAAAATAAATTTTAATTTTGTATATTTGATAAATAATATTAACCGATGCAAGGTTTGAGCATCTTAATTTCAGACCATAAATAAATAAATATTATGAGTAATCGCAGACAGGCGTTTCAAACGCCACAATCAAACCCAGCAACTAAATTCTTTGATTGGAAATCAAATGACAAATGTTTTTCTTACTACGACAAAGAAAAACAAGAAAATGTTTTAGTTCCGCTTCCTTTTAAATTTTTAGTTCTTGATGAACTTCACGCAATAAAAGGGTGGAACGATGCAACTTCAAGCGGAATTTTTTCAAATGAAGTTAAATTTATATCTAAAGAACCAATGACCGTTAAACCTTTTAAAGGTAACGAAATAGCAAAAGGACTTTACAAAGACATTAAAGATAAAGTTCAAGCTGCTGGAGGGCATTATGTGAAATCTATTTACATAATGTTAGAAGATGGTTCACTTGCTAACATTCAGTTAAAAGGTGCAGCAGTTCAAAAGTGGGGTGAATTTACAGCTAAAACAAGACAAAGACTTCCTGATGAGTGGGTAATTGTTGAAAGCGTAGTTGATGGCAAAAAGGGTGCAGTTAAATTCTATACGCCTGACTTTAAATTTGAGCGTTCAATTTCAGATACTGAAGCAGATTTAGCAGACGAAGCTTTTAATGTATTAGAAACGTATTTAAAAACGTATTTAGTAAAAGCAGAGCCATCTGTTATACTAAATGGGGATGCATCTCAAAATTTTAATGATATGCAAGACGAAGAAGATTTAGACTTCTAAACACACACAACTAATTAAACCCACTTTATAGTGGGTTTTTTTATGTTTTTAGCACACATTTAAAAAACATTTTAGCCTTTTCTATATACCCTTTATAGAAGTAAAAAAAAATATTTATAGGGGGGGGTACTTTTGGGTAAAAAAAAGTAAAAATGTGTTGCGAAATAAATTTTTTATATTAAAATATTATTTATATATTTGCATTTGTAGACGCTCAACCTACATTCAAAAGTTTAACGTTAATTTTTAACGTAACCGAGAAACCCATTAAAGAGTTGAGCCTTTGATGGGTTTTCTCTTTTTATAAAATTTATGGTAGTATCAGTATTTAAAGACTTGTATAAGTCAAAAGACGTACCTTTTCACGTTCCAATAGAAAAGATTATCAAAAGAATAAAACAGGGAACTTCTAAAGAATTAGTAGAAAGCATTAGAAATGGAGCAAAAGAAAATAAAAACAAATTACCTTGTATTTTATTTTCAGGTATTTTTAATGAACGGAACTCTAATTCATTAAAAGAGCATTCAGGTTTAATGGTTTTAGATTTTGATAAATATCCAAATGAAAAGGTAATGTTTGACCATTTGGAATTATTAAAACAAAATAAACACTTTGTACTTCTTTTTATTAGTCCTTCAGGAAATGGTATTAAAGGAGTAATAAAGGTAAGTAATGAATTAACAAAAGAAACACACCCTAAAGTATTTAAAGAGTTTCAAAAACAATTTGATTATGATTATTTTGATATTGTTAATTCAAATATAGATAGGGTTTGTTTTGAATCTTACGACCCAAATATATTTGTTAATTTAGAAGCTGATATCTTTGAACCAATATTAAAAGAAGAAGGTTTTTCTTTATCTGAACGTGTGCCTTTAATACCAATTACAGATGAGGATAAAATTATATCTAAAATAATGGATTGGAATTGGTCAAAAGATTTTAGAGAAGGAGAGCGAAATTCTTTTATATTTGATTTGGCTGGTGCATTTTGTGAGTATGGAGTTAGTCAAAATATGGCAGAAGGATATATTTTAAATAATGTTGTAATAGGAGATTTTTCAGAAACAGAAGCAAAAACAACTATTAAGAGTGCATATCGTAAAAGAAACTTTGATAGTAAATATTTTGAAGATTACCAAAGGATTGATAGTATTAAAACTGATTTAAAGAAAGGTAAAAAAGAAGTATTACAAAAGCATAGTATATCGGAGGATACTTTCAATGAAATAAAGGAAGCATTAGAACACGAAGACTTTTGGTTTTTAAATGATAAAAATAAAATACAAATTGATTTATTAAAATACAAGTTATTTTTGGAGCGTAACGGATTTAAAAAACATTTTCCTTCAGAATCACAAAAACCAAACTGGCTTTTTATTCAATCAAATAAAGTAATTGAAACATCAGCAGAAAAGATAAAAGACTTTGTTTTAAACTATTTAATTGAAAGGCAAGAAATAGATGTTTGGAAATATTGTGCATCTTTTCAAAATTTGTTTTCTGAAAACCTTTTGTCTATGTTGGAAACAGTTGAACTTATGATGTTGAAGGATACTAAAACAACTTCTTATTTAGCTTTTCAAAATGGTATTTTAGAAGTAACTAAAAACGATGTTAAACTAATTGATTATATTGATGTTGAAGGTTACGTTTGGGATAGTCAAATTATTCAAAGAAATTGGAATACATTAGAAAATTTTGAAAACGAATATAAAGTATTTATAAATAATATATCAAATAATGAACCAATAGCTATTGAATGCGTTATAGGGTACCTTTTAAGCAATTATAAAAATAAAATGAATAATCGTGCAGTCATTTTAAATGATGAGGTTATATCTGAAAATCCTGAAGGCGGAACTGGAAAAGGTTTATTTGTTCAAGGGTTAAGACAAATAAGAAGGGTATCGATTTTAGATGGTAAAAGTTTTGATGATAAAAAAAGTTTTCCTTATCAAACCGTATCAACTGAAACGCAAGTATTGGTTTTTGATGATGTTAAACAAAACTTTGACTTTGAAAGTAAGTTTAGTTTGGTAACTGAAGGAATGACTTTAGAGCGTAAAAATAAAGATGCAATTCGTTTAAAGGTTGAGGATAGTCCAAAATTAGTTATAAGTACAAATTATGCAATTCGTGGCGAGGGTAACTCACACGATAGAAGAAGGTTTGAGTTAGAAATTGCACAATACTACGGGAAAAACTTAACGCCTTATGATGAATTTGGTAAGCAATTATTTGATGACTGGGATTTATCAGAATTTGAGAAGTTTGATAATTATATGGTATATTGTTTACAGGCATATTTAAAAAATGGACTTGTAAAACAAAATGCTAAAAATCTTAAAATGCGTAAGTTTATTGCGGAAACTTCAATGGAGTTTTACGAATGGGTTAAAGACAATGAAAATTGTCCTATGGGTATTAGAAATGATAAAGTTCAATATTTTACTAAATTTACTGAAGAATATCAAGATTTCAAAAAATGGTTAAGCCGTAAGAAATTTAATATTTGGGTTCAAAAATATTGCTCTTTTATAAATGTTGAATATACAGATGGAAATACAAATGGTTTCAGATGGTTTATGTTGGGTAACGAAAATAATATTGAAGATGATGGAATCGATTTTTAAACTACGTTACTACCAAGAAAGACTTTCAAACGATGCAGCAGAAACGTTGCATCGTAAAAAGTTAGTATGTCTATTTATGGAAGTGAGAACAGGAAAAACAATAACAGCTCTCGAAACTTGCAAAAAAGTAAACGCTAATCGTGTTTTATTTATAACTAAAATTAAAGCGTTTTCTTCTATTGAATCCGATTATAAAAACTTTGGTTATACTTATAACTTGACTATTATAAATCGTGAATCATTACATAAAGTAGAAACTAACGATTTTGATGTAGTTATAATTGATGAGGTTCATGGATATAGTTCATACCCAAAGCCAAGTAAATACCACAAAGATATTAAGCAACGTTTTGGCAACATTCCTATGATAATGTTAAGCGGAACTCCAACGCCTGAAAGTTACTCACAATATTATCATTTGTTTACACTTTCAAATAACAATCCTTTTAAAGAATTTGCAAACTTTTATAAGTGGGCGAATAAATATGTAGATATTAAGCAAAGGAATTTAGGATATGCAAAAGTAAATGATTATTCAGAAGCAAGAAAAAAAGACTTTTGGCATTTGATTAGATATAATATTCTAACATACACACAACAACAAGCTGGGTTTACAACCTCTATAAACGAAATTGTTTTAGAGTGCGAAATGAAACCTATTACCTACGAACTTGTAAAGAAATTACAAAAAGATTTAGTTTTAATTAGTAAAGATAATAAGCAAGTATTAGCAGATACAGGCGTTAAGCTACAACAAAAGACACACCAACTATTTAGCGGAACTATAAAGTTTGAAGATGGTTCTTATCGTGTTATTGACGACACGAAAGCGTGTTTTATAAAACACGAATTTAAAGGTAAAAAAATAGGAATATTTTATAAATTTGTTGCTGAACTTGAAATGCTTAAATCAGTATTTGGAAACGAACTAACAACGGATTTAAACGAATTCAATACTACCGATAAAAATATAGCACTTCAAATAGTTTCAGGTCGTGAAGGTATTAGTTTATCAAAGGCAGATTATTTAATATTTATGAATATTGATTTTAGTGCAGTTAGTTACTTTCAGGCAAGGGATAGGCTAACAACTATGCAACGAAAAGAAAATACAATTTATTGGATATTTGCAAAGAATGGGATTGAAAAGAAAATTTATAAAGCAGTACAAAACAAAAAAGACTATACAAATGACACCTTTAAAAAAGACTTTAGAGTGCAAGATTCAAAGCAAGATTATAAAGAAATTAGAAGCAGAAGGTTATTACGTTCTTAAATTAATAAAAACAAATAAAAATGGAATTCCTGACTTAATAGCTATTAAAGAAAACGAAACTTTTTTTATAGAAGTAAAAAGACCAAATGGCAGACTTTCAGAAGTTCAGAAATTTAGAATAAAGGAATTACAAAGTAATAACATAAAAGTAAAAGTATGGCAAGATTACGAGCAGGAGTTCAAAGAATCGAAAATGGATTTGAAGTTCCAACAGGAGCAATCGAATTTTTAAGTAAGTCAGGGCGTAAATGTTATTTGTCAGGAGTTAAAAAAGAAACAAATAATTTTATTGCAACAATACGATATTTAGATGATGGCACATATGTTGATGTGAATTATGAAAAAATATTATTGTATATTAAATAAATTTGTATATTTACAAAAACTTTCACGTTCTTATAATGGCTTGTAAACCGCTTTTTTGTTAGTTTTAAGCGGTTATTATTAAATATGTTAAACGAACTATACAAGTATCATAAAGAGCTTATTAAAATGGCTTCTGTATTCTCTAAACAAGATGCAGAGGACATAGTACAAGAAACTTATATAAAAATGCACTTGTATTCGAGTTATGACAAATGCTTTACAAACGACATTTTAAATAAAAGTTATGTGTTTGTTTGTATTCGTTCCGTATTTATTAGGCACTTTTTAAAAAAGCAAAAAATTGAATCTTTTTATTATGAAGGTGATATTGATGAAGAATATTTAATAGTAGATGAATTTAACGAAGAAGAAGAAATTGATTGGTATAAGTTTAGAACCAAATGCGAAGCAGAAGTAAATAGTTGGGATGCATACGATAAAAAATTATTCACGATTTATAGAGATAGCGGTTTAAGTATGCAAGAATTAGCAAACGAAACAAAGATAAGTAAAACGAGTATATTTCACTCACTAAAAGCACATAAGAAAAAATTAAGGGAGTTATTTCAAGAAGATTATAATAATTTAAAATAAAAAATATGATAAGTAAAAATATTATAAATTGTTGTAAAGCAGTAAAAGAACTATACGATAGTGAAGATGGTTCTGTAGGAGGTTATGGTCATATTGTTTTTGATGATGGAAATTTAGAAGATAAAAATATTAAGTATTGTATTTCAGAAGCAATAAATAATAAATATAAATACGATATTTGCGATGATACAAGAATTAAAAGCATAATTGCATTAACATTGATGTTAAGTTTAAATTATGTTGAAAGAAATTTTGTTTATAATAATTACGAAAAATATAACGATTAAAATAAAAAATATATGGCAAGAGGTAGAAAAGCCAAAGGACTTGGCGACACAATAGAACAAATCACAACAGCAACAGGTATAAAAGCAGTTGTAGATAAGATTTCAGAAGTAACAGGGATTGATTGCGGATGCGAAGAACGTAAAGAAGAACTTAATAAACTATGGACTTATAAAAAAGTAAGTTGCATAAACGAAACGGATTTACTTTGGTTACAAGACTTTTTACCAAACAAACCAAATCAACTTACAATAAAAATGCAAGAACAATTAAAAGCAATTTACGAAAGAGTTTTCAATACTCCTTATCGTGGTTCAACTTGCGGAAGTTGTTGGCGTGATATGATAAACGAAATCGAAAAAGTTTATACTACTCAAATTAACTAATTAATTTATATTAATTATGGATAATAGAAAAAACAACGGCGGACATAGTACAGCAGGAAAAGCTGGTAGACCTTCACTTAAAAACGAATTGAAAGGCGTTGATTTAGCAAGTCCACACGTAGAAAATTCATTTGCAGTATTAGCTTCTATTATGATTAATAGTGATGAAAATTCACGTGATAGAATTGCAGCGGCTAAATTGTTAATTGAGTATGGTTGTGGCAAACCAAAAGAAACAATTGAAACAACTCACAATTTAAACGATTTCAATATAAAAGATATATTTAAATTAGATAAAAAATAAACTATGGGAAGATATTTAATTTTTACTTATAACACATATTACCCATGCGGTGGAATGGAAGATTTTGTTTGTAGTATAGATTCTTTAGATGAGTTGAAAGAAATATTAAAAGAATCAAAAGATGATATGTTTCACGTTTATGATATTTTAAAAAATGAATATGCAATTAAAGAAATGTATATAAGTGATTACTTTAAATAATAAATATAGTCTATTAGGTTCAGATAGTAGATACTTTGTAATTACAGGTGGAAGGGGTTCAGGGAAATCATATTCTCTTAACTCCTTTTTGCTATTGCTTACATACGAAGTAGGACATGTTATTTTGTTTACACGTTATACTTTGACTTCCGCCCACGTTTCTATTATTCCTGAATTTATTGACAAGATTGAAACAGCTGATTTAAGCCACGATTTTTATATTACTAAAGACGAAATCATAAATAAAAGAACAGGCTCTAAAATCTTATTTAAAGGTATTAAAACAAGTAGCGGAACTCAAACCGCAAACTTAAAATCACTTGCAGGAGTTACGACGTGGGTATTAGATGAAGCAGAAGAACTAACAGATGAAGATACATTTGACAAAATAGACTTTTCAATACGTGCAAAGGATATTCAAAACAGAGTTATATTAGTACTTAATCCAGCTACAAAAGAGCATTTTATTTATAAGCGTTTCTTTGAAAGTAAAGGCGTAAAAGATGGCAGTAATATTGTAAAAGAAGATACTACATATATCCATACTACCTATTTAGATAATTACGAAAACCTTTCGAAATCTTTTATACTTCAAATTGAAGATATGAAGGCAAGACGTAAGCAAAAGTATGAGCATCAAATATTGGGCGGTTGGTTAGATAAAGCCGAAGGTGTTGTGTTTAATAATTGGAGTTACGGAAAATTCAATCCGAATGAATTACCAACTTCTTTTGGTTTAGACTTTGGTTTTAGTATTGACCCAGATACTTTAATTGAAGTAGCTATTGATAAATCACATAAAAAGATTTATGTAAAAGAGCATTTATATCAGAATGGTTTACGAATGGAACAACTTGCAACCATTTGCTTAAACAAAGCTGATAATAAATTGATAATAGCTGATAGTGCAGAGGATAGGTTAATTGTAGATTTAAGGCATAAAGGTTTAAATATTGAACCAATTAAAAAGGGAACTATCGAAAGCGGTGTAACTATGATGTTAGACTTTGATATTATAGTTGATGAAAGTAGTACCAATATTGCAAAAGAATTAAATAACTACGCTTATCTAAATAAAGGCAGTAAATTATACATTGATAGTTTTAACCACGCTATTGATGCAATACGATACAATGTAACTTATCATTTAGACAATCCAAACAAAGGTAACTACTATGTCTACTAATCAACCTACATACGGACAAATGATTGAAATGGTAGAAATACATATTTTAAAAAAGACAGGCAAAAATGTTACGATAAATATGCCTCGCAATGTAGGGGAAATAAAGAAATTAATTTACGCTTATAAAATAGCAACAAACACTTAATACAAAAATACACTAATTGTGTTTTAATAATGATATGAATATAAAAGACATTGAAGATACTGATTGCTACTATTATGGCAAAATAGTGAAATACACTAAAGAAGAAATTATATATATTTTACAAGGTATTATATGGGATGGGAAAGAAGATTTTGAAAACGAATTAATAGGAAAAGAAATAACGCCCCAATGGTGGAAAATAGAATTATATGAAGATTAATATAACTATACCTGAAAATCTAAACGAAATTACTCTTTACCAATATCAACGATTTGAAAAGTTGATAAAGGATAATGAGCCGAGTGAATTTGTAAATCAAAAGACGATTGAAATATTTTGTAACATTGAATTAAAAGATGTTGCAAGAATACGAATTGCAGAAGTAAGCGAAATACTAAAACATATTAACGGACTATTACAACAGAAACCTAAACTTACACAAACTTTTAAATTAGGAGTTTATGACTTTGGATTTATTCCGAAGTTAGAAGATTTAAGTTCAGGGGAGTATATTGATATTGAAAGCTATTTAAGTGACACACAAACACTTCACAAAGCAATGGCGGTACTATTTAGACCGATTAAAACAAAAGTAAACAAACTTTATACTATTGAAGAATACGAAAGTTCAGATAAGTATTCAGAGGTTTTAAAGTATATGCCTTTAGATGTTGCGTTAGGTTGTATGCTTTTTTTTTCGACTTTGCTAAACGATTGCGTGAGCGGTTTGACGGACTATATACAGAACGAAGCGGAACAATCGGAGCAAGTGAAGAAAATTTTGGAAAAAAATGGGGTTGGTATCAATCAATTTACGCAGCAGCTCAAGGAAACATTCTCAACTTTGACGCAGTAACTAAATTACCGATAACAACCTTAATGACCTGGTTAGTATTTGAAAAGGAAAAAACACAAATAGAAATAAATAATATAAAACGAAATGGTTTATAGTTTAATAAATAAAATTAAGGAAGCGTTACTTGAAGAACCTTTTGTAAATACATCTACTGAAGGCGATATATTCGAGGTTGATTTGGCCAAACGTACACTATTCCCTTTATCACATATTATGATTAACAGTGCAACGCATCAAGGTAATACTATACAATTCAATGTTACTATTTTAATGATGGATTTGCTTAACCAAAAAGATGAAAGTAATAAGGTTGATATTTGGAATACTCAAATGGCTGTTGGAGTTCGAGTTTTAGATAGGTTAAATCGTGGGGATTTAAGAAGTGACTTTTGGGAGTTAATAGGTTCTCCAAGTTTTGAACCATTTACAGAAAGATTTGAAAATGATTTAGCAGGTTGGGCGGTTACATTTGATGTATTAGTTCGAAATGATATGACTATATGTTAGATAATAAAAATACAAAAGAGTATTTAAACGCATTTGCTAAATATGTTATTCAGCAGAGTAGAAGTAATTTAACTAAACAGAATAAAAATGTAGATAAGAAACTATATGATTCACTTGACAAAGAAATTGAAGTAGGTGCAAATAGTTTCAGAATGGCTTTCTTAATGGAAGATTACGGAGCGTTTCAAGACAAAGGAGTAAGCGGAACGCAAAAGAAATATAATACTCCATTTAGTTACAAAAGTAAAAAGCCACCATTAAAACCAATTACGCAATGGGTAACAAAAAGACGTTTTCAATTTCGTAATAAAGAAACGGGAAAATTTATGTCTTATCAATCAACAGCGTTTTTAGTTCGTAATGGTATTTTTAAGAATGGTATTAAACCGAGTTTATTTTTTACAAAACCATTTGAAAAAGCATTTGAAAGGTTACCAGATGAATTAGTTGAAGCGTATGGTTTAGATGTTGAACAATTTTTAGAATTTACAATTAATAAGAAATGAAAAAGATATTTATAAGAAGTCCGTATTTTATAGAAGTTGATGAGGTGGGGCAAACTTCTGCAAAGATAGAAGTATTTTTGTGGAATAAGGGAACGACTGAACCGACAAATCCAAACTATACTTTTACAAAAGCGATACCAAGTCCGACACAAACTAAACTATATTGGAACGTTTCTAATTTAGCACAAAGTTTTATTAAACCTATTGCACCTGTTAGCGTATCTGTACCTACTGAAGAAAATGTAAATACTTGGTGCTATATGCGTGTTATAAGCTATTCAGATGACGTTGAAATACTTGATGAGGTTTATGTTTGTTTAAACGGATATACTAATTATTTAGAGGGCTATAATCAAAGCAATACAAATACTTTCTTACCGCTTTTCAATACTTCTATTAAAAACTACGTTAAGGATTTTGAAACTAATTACGTAAGTTTCTTTTTAGAAGAAGAAACCTATTCTACTTCTTATGGCGATGTAGTTGTTAGTGATGCGGGAGTTTGGAAATTTCCAATATTAGATGAAACTGAAAATGTAGAAACAAGTTTCTTTTATGCGGAAGAACTATGCGAGCCTAAATATACTCCAGTTGTTTGTACTTTTATTAATCGTTATGGCGGTTGGCAGTATCTTACTTTCTTTAAAGCTAATTCGCAAGGCATAGACGTAAAATCAAAAGACTATAATCTATTACCAAGTTCAATAGATTTCAATCCATTACAAGGTATTAAACAAAGATTTAATTTTCAAGGTACGCAAAAGATAAAATGTAATACAGGATGGGTTGATGAAAATTACAGCGAGTTAATTCAGGATTTAATGTTAAGCGAGGTTGTTTTATTAGACAACAAACCCGCAATAGTTAAGAGTCAAAGTTTTGATATTAAAACGCATTTGAAAGATAAGAATATTAACTACGAAATTGAATTCGAATATAATTACGGACTAATAAACGATGTAATATAATGGTAGCACTTTACATTTATGTTGATGGAATAGCGAAACGCATTGAATTATTTGAAGATGAAAAGATTTCAGTTACTTCATCTGTTCAAGATATAGCCGATGTATCAAAAGCAAAGACTGATTTTACACAAAGTTTCACTATTCCCGCAAGTACTACCAACAATGAAATATTTAAGCATTGGTACGAAAGTAGTTTAGATGGCGGTTTTGACCATAGAGTTAAATACAACGGATATATTGAAATCGATACACGTACTTTTAGAGATGGTGCATTTGCTTTAAACGATGTAAAGTACAAAGATAATATGGTTGATTCCTATTCGATTGTATTTTATGGCAAGGCAAAGAATATAAAAGATATTTTAAAAGAGGATAAACTTGCAAATTTAGATTTTAGTAGTTTAAACCATACGTTTACAAGTACGCAAGTAATCAATCGAATTACAAGTAACGCTTACGATGTATCTTATCCGTTATTTGCACACGATAGAATTTACGATTATAATACGGGGGGTTCAAACGACATTACAATTAATGCGGGTTCTATTCATTGGAATAGTTTGTTTCCTGCAATACCTTTGTCTTTTATAATGCAAAAGATATCGGACACTTATGATTTAAATTTTACAGGTGCATTTTTAGATTATCCACAATTTACAAAGTTATGGATGTTGTTTAAAAACGCAGAAAGTTTTAGCCAAAAGTTAACACCTTTAAGAGTAAATTTTACTACTAAAAACGCAGCATTAACAAATGCCGAAGTAAATTTAACAACTGACGAGATAGGTTTTCAAGGTACAGGATATAGAAACGTAAGACTTCAAATAACAACTGCAAGCACTCAACCTTATGATATTTTAATTTATAAAAATGGTGCGTTACATGGAACGTATGCAGGTGTAATCGGTAATAGTAATGACATATTTATTAATGAATTTATAACTACTCAAAGCATAAACGACAAATTTACTTTAGCTATTCAAGGTCAAGCGGGTATGTCGTTTACAAGTTTGCTAACTTATACACGTGGCTTCGGAAGTAGTGCAGTAAGTTATACTGCAAGTGGTACAAGTCAAACTATTGGAGCAACTATTGATATTGGCGGTTATGCTCCTGACTTAAAATTGATTGATTTAATTACGGGACTAATTAAAATGTTTAATTTAGTTATAATTCCGCAAGATGAAACAACCTACGAGTTGATTCCTTTAGAGTTATATTATAATGATGGGCGTTACAATGATATAAGTGCAAATGTAATAACTGATGAAATTGATTTAAAAAAGACTTCGATGTATAAAAACATCAACTTCAAGTATCAAACTTCGGAAAATATATTAAATACAAAGTTCAACGATTTATTTTTATCAACTCGTAATTTTGCTTATGGTGATTTAGCATACGAGCAAATTGATAGTTTAGAAAGTGGCACTTTTGCGGTTGAATTACCTTTTGAAAATGCAATGTATGAACGTAAAACTAATAGCAACTTTCAAACGATAACTTTTAAAAAGATTGATTTAGCTAATTACTTACCGAAACCTTTATTGATGTATGATAATGGGGTGCAGACAGTAACTCCAAATATTAGAATCGATTTACTTACTGGTGGCCATCAGCATATAACCCAATACAGAAGATTTTCAAACGATTACGATAACGGAACTATACTTACTTTAAATTGGGGTGAAGAAATATCTACTTGGTTTTTATCAAACGTTTCAAACGGACTATATAAAAGACACTACGAAAACTATTTAGGTAATATATTCAATATAAAAAGTAGATTAGTAATTGTAAAGTGCTACTTCAATCCTGTTGAGTTGATTGATATTAAATTAAACGATAGAATTATTATTCGTGATAAAAGGTACACTATAAATAAAATGACTACCGATTTAACAAGTGGAGAAACTACTATGGAATTACTTACTGATTATCGAGTTGGTGAAGTACCGATAGGTAATAGATACTCTTTAGAATCTTTTTACCAAGTTGATAATACAGCACAAACTATTGAAGCTATGCTTTTACTTTCGGATTGGGAAAAGATAATTTTAGAAACGCCAGATGATTCGTGGATAAGTTACACTTTAGGCACTAAATTCGATAACGAAACAATTAACGTTTCAATAAGTGCAAACGCAACAGGCTCTGAAAGGATAGGATATATCAAAGGCAAATGGGCATTAAATGATGGCACAAGTGAAACAATACAAATACCAATTATACAAAATGCTTAAACTAATTATTGAAATGCTTGAATTCCAAAAGATAGGAACAAGCGAGAGTATAGACATAGCGAAAGGAAAATATAAAATTCCTGATAATTTTAAAGAATTTAAAAACCAAATCAAATGGCAATTACAAAAACGATAGAAATTGATGTTAACTCGCTTAAGGCAGTTGGTGGACTTGAAAATTTAGATAAGGCACTTAAACAAGTTGATAAGTCTGCAAAAAGTGTAGATGCTACATTTGAAGAAGTTTACGGAGACTTGCAACCGCTAACATCAAGAATGGGCGAAGCTGAAGATAGGTTATACGAACTTGCTTTAGCTGGTCAAAGTGCTACTAAAGAATATCAAGACTTACTTCAAACCGTTGGTAATTATCGTAAGGTGCAAATGCAAACAGATATGGTTGTTGATGCTGCTGCAACTACATTTGACGCAAAGTTAGGCGGTGCTTTACAGGGTGTTACTTCAACTTTTGCAGGTGTTCAGGGTGCAATGGCTTTAACAGGTGGAGAGAGTCAAAAACTTGAAGAAGCACTTTTAAAAGTTCAGGGTGCAATGGCATTAGCTGAAGGTGTACGAGGTATTCGTGAGGGTGCAGTAGCTTTCAAGGCATTAGGTATATCAGCAAGAATAGCCTTAAACGGAATTAAAACAGGAATAGCCGCTACGGGTGTCGGTGTTTTATTAATTGCTTTAGGTGCTATTGTAGCATATTGGGATGACATTAAAGAATTAGTAGGCGGTGTAAGTTCGGAGCAAGAAAAACTAAACGCACAAGCACAAGCTAATTTAGATTTGCAACAAGGTAAATTAGATGCAATCGGTGGGCAAGAAAATATTTTAAAGTTACAAGGAAAATCCGAAAAGGACATTTTAAAACTAAAGATTGCTCAAACCGATGAAGTAATAAAAGCAACTGAAAACCAAATTGCACAAAATGATATTACTGCAAAAGCACAAATAGCAGCTTCGCAACGTAATAGGGATATATTAGCAGGAATTATTAAATTTATTCAAACACCTTTAACTTTATTATTAGAGGGTGTTGATATGGTCGGCAAGGCATTGGGGCAAAACTTTGGACTTGCTCAAGGCTTTAGTGATTTGGTAGATAAAGGTGCGAGTTTAATATTTGACCCTGAAGCGGAAAAAAAGAAAGCAGAAGAAACACGAAAAGAAAGTTTAAAAGGTTTAGAGAAATTAAAAAACGATAGAGCAGGTTTACAACTATCTATAAAAAATATTGATGACCAAGCTGCTAAAGATGCAGCAGCTAAACAAAAGGAAAAGAACGACAAAGCACTTGAGGCAGCAAAAGCACAAAAAGACGCTTTAAAAAATATCGAAGAAAATGCTTTAAAAGCTATTGAAGATTTAAAAGCTAAAACAGAAGTTGAAAAAGTAGCACTTCAAAAGCAAAGGGATTTAGCGGAATTAGATGCTTTAAAATTAACTGAAGAAGAAAAAGCAAAAGCACGTTTAGCAATATTAGAAAAATATAAAATTTTAGAAGGAGAAGCAAAAGTAAAAGATGCACAAACAGCTAAAGACGAAGCTCAAAAACAAAAAGATGAAGCGGAAAGACAAGCTAAAGAAAAGGAGGATATAGCACAAAAAGAAAGAGAATTTAAAGAGCAACAATATAGAGCTACTTACGATAACCTACAAAATATTTTATCTTTAGGAGGTAAGAAATTAAATAAAGTTGCAAAGGCTTTAGCTATTGCTGATGTGGTTAGAACTGCTGCACAATCTGTTTCTTCAACTGTTTCAAGTATTGCAAAAGCAAATGCAGCCGCTGTAGCAGCTTCTCCATTGACAGGTGGTATGCCTTGGGTTGCTATAAATACTGCAAAAGGAGCTTTAGAAATTGGTTCAACTATTGCAAGTTCTGTGAAATCTATACAAGCTATTAAAGGCGATTCTACTTCTGCTCCAAGTGGTGGTTCTGGTGGCGGTGGTTCTGCTGGTGGAGGCGGTGGAGCTCCTGCTCCAAGTTTCAACGTAGTAGGTAATTCAGGAGTAAATCAAATTGCTCAAACGTTAGGAAGTCAGCAACCTGTTCAAGCGTATGTAGTCGCAAACAATGTAACTACTCAACAAAGTTTAGATAGGAATATAGTAAGTAACGCAAGTTTAGGATAATAAAAAAGCCACTCCAAAAGGGTGGCTTTAATTATTAACTCAAAAAAATTAAACTTTATAGAAACAAAGACAATGCAAATATAGTAAATTTTATTTACTAAAAAAATCTTTTATAAATTTACCAACTAACATATAAAATACTATAAGTATTGGTATTCCTACTAAAACTAAAACAAGTAATTTCATTATTTTAAATTTATAATTGAACCTTGATTACCTAAAGTAGTAGTTGGTAATTTACCATTCCAACGATTAATTTTATTATATTCTAAAATCGTAGGAGTAATAGATTTATTTAGCATTTCATTTGCTTTAGCTTGACTTTCTGCATTCATAATTCTTGCTTGTGCATCTGCTTTAGCTTGTATTATTTTAGCTTCTGCGGTTGCATTTGCTTTTTCAATTTTTGTTTTTGCATCAAGTTTAGCACTTTCATAATTTGCTTTAGCTTGTTCAATGTCGGCTTTCTTTTCACTTTCTGCTTTTAGTAAAATAGATTTACCATCACTTTCTGCATCTAATTGGTTTTGTTGTCTTTGATAATCATTACAAGAAAATAACGAAATAGACAATCCCAAAATTAACAATACTTTTTTCATAATAAATTGTTTAAAAAAATCCCCAACACTCGCTACAAATGTCAGGGATTAAATATCTTATTGTTGTAGCGAAGCACAAATATAAAACAAATTTTTGATTATAGTGTTTTAATTTAAAAAAGATATGAATTTAATTGAATTAATTATAGACGATAAAGATGAGTTAAGCGGTGTTGATGCTATTTCAGTAGTAGAAACTCCTGCAATAGAGTCAAATTTCGTAGCGTTAAAGTCCGAAGAAATTAAACTTGCTCAAGTAGATAGCGAAAAACGTATTTTAATGGGTGCGGTTTTAATTCCTGAAAAACCTATCTA